ATGATCGAGTAGCAGATAATTATAATAGAAATTTATTACCAATATATCGGAATGTAGCTTTAGAGGTTATTTCAGGAACAATGTTTTTTGAAAACACTCCTTTATTGAGTGAAAAGGAAATTCAAAATGTTTATGGTCAAAATTTTCCAATTTATTTAAATGCTCCTGGAATAGTAAAGGAGATGAAAAAACTATTTGATCTTGATATGTTTGAAGATATTATTGATCATAGTTATGATCAAATTGAAAATCATTTTGAAAGACTTGCAGCTGCAGTTGATCGAAATGAAAAACTATTAAATGGCTCGACAAATATGAAAGAGTTGTGGTATGATAATCGAAAAAGATTTGAGGATAACTGTGATAAACTAGATACGCTTTTTTATGACAAAACTTATCGAAGTGCATTTAATGAGGAAAAAATTAAAAAAGCTTTAACACATTTTAATGTCACTATCATATGATTATTGAAAATAATAAACCCATTCGATTTATTGGTTACAGTGAATCGTCAATGGTTGAAACTGTGTTAACTTTTATTCCTTTAGAAACTCAGAACGAAATTCAAGTCATTACTCCTGAGGTATTTTTGGAGTTACCAAATAAAACAGATTATCAGTATCTGGTAGCATTTTGTATCGATACAAAACTTAGAAAAGAAATTTGTACTTTGATTGATGATTTGGATTTAGATTGCATTACTTGGATTCATGATTCTGCAATTGTTTGTAATCAATGTAAAGTTGGTAAAGGAGTGATTATTGGTGAGTTTACCTCTGCATTGTATTACACAGAGATTGGAAATCATTGTTATATTGAACCTCATTGTATGATTGCACATCATGTTACATTGGGTAGAGCTTGTGTAATTCATGCAGGAACTTTAATTGCAGGAAGAACAACAATCGGTGAGAATTGTACATTTAAATTTAAATCATCTGCAATTGGTAAGGTTACGATTACGGATGATGTAACAATCGGAGCATTGAGTAATGTGACAAAAGATATCACAAAACCCGGTCGATATGTTGGATCAATTGCAAGGTATATTGGGGAATAATTAAAAATCATATATAATGTTTGAAATGAATCATTAAATACATGGAACTTAAATTGGATTATCAGGAAAAAGATTTACTGATCGACTGTATTCAATATCGTCTTGATGTCGATAAAGTCTTAGTAATTAACGAATCTCTCAAAAATGAAATTGAAGATTTGTTATCAAAAATTGACGAAGAATGTCTCTAATCTAACACTCTAAATAAATCAGAAACCATTGCATGATTTGATTTGTAGTGGTAGAATAACAACATTGCAATTCTAATTTTATGTCTAAAGGATTTACGATTAAAGCTACAGCTCCAACTCCAAAGAAAAGTGAAGAGGACTTTGATCTTGATGCTGCGAAGGAGATGATTCGTGGTAAGTCAATCGTTTTCTGTCTTCCTGGTCGTGGTGTTTCTTATGTCTATTTGAAAAACTTTGTTCAACTTTGTTTTGATCTTGTGCAAAATGGTGCAGCCATTCAAATTTCACAGGATTATTCTTCCATGGTTAACTTTGCACGTTGCAAGGTTCTTGGTGCAAATGTTCTTCGTGGACCCAAACAGATTCCTTGGGATGGTAAACTGAAGTATGATTACCAACTTTGGATTGACTCTGATATCGTTTTTAGTACAGAAGCCTTTTATCGTCTTGTTGCAATGGATAAGGATATTGCAGCTGGTTGGTACATGACCGAAGATGGTCATACGACTTCTGTTGCTCATTGGCTTGAAGAAGATGACTTTAAGAACAATGGCGGAGTGATGAATCATGAAACTGGAGAGACCATGCAGAAACGCCGTAAGCCTTTTACGGTTGACTATACGGGATTTGGTTGGGTTTTGATCAAGAATGGTGTTTTTGAGAATCTTGAGTATCCTTGGTTTGCTCCGAAGATGCAAATCTTTGACTCTGGAGAAGTTCAAGATATGTGTGGAGAAGATGTATCGTTCTGTCTGGATGCTAAGGCCGCGGGGTATGAGATCTGGTGTGATCCGAAGATTCGCGTAGGGCATGAGAAGACTCGTATTATCTGATAAGAGTCCTTAACTCCTAGAGACTGATGTTCGGCGCGTTTAAAACGCAATTTCGGCGCGCAAATAAAACCAATTGTGAGGTATTAGAAAAATGGCAGTAAAATCAAAAGGTGGATTAAATAAAAATATAGGTTATATACCTGGAAAACCCAAACTGACTCGTCAAGGTATGGGAACTGGAACTAAATATGCTGCAACAAGCCGTAACAAGGCTCGTAAACCTTATCGAGGACAAGGAAAATGAGTAAAACTCAAAGAACTGTAAGAGAAGGCAATCTTTGCCGACCAGATAAAAGATATAAAGGTATTAAAACTCAAGCAAAAGCAAATAAAGGTAAGAAGTCTAAATAATTTAAATCTATAAATTTATAAAGAAATGGCAGATTCAGATCCAAGACTATCACCTTTAGCTGAACCAGAAGCTCCTGAAGAAGCATCAGTATTTTCTTATGATGTTGCTTCTCAAGCTTCCTCTGCGCCTGTAAATGCACCAAATCCGGCTTCTCCTCTAGCCGCAGGTTAATATGACTGAAAAAGAAGCTTATATTCATGAATGGATTCGAGAAGTTTCGAAAAGTAAACCAGAATTGGGTGGGTTAGCTGTTTGCCCTTACGCTTCTTCATCAAAAACTTTAATCGTAGATACAACTATTGATAACATTGTACCCGAACCTGGGTATGATGTTATCATTTTTATCATAGAAAGCTTTTGGAGACCCGATCATGTGATGAAATGGGTCAAACATTATAACAAAAAATTCCCTTATTACAAATTTTTTGAAGATTTATCCTGCAGAGACACATTTATTGCTGGTGTAAAGACAAATAATGAAAAATATAACCTAATTTTATGTCAATCGAAGCAAAAATTGAGCAAATTTCGCAAAAAATTAGCAGAAACCGAGTATTATACCTTTTGGACCGAAGATTACCTTAAAGAAATACTTGGAGATGATCTAAAATACTTAAAAAAATCTGTTGAAGGAGAAGAAAATGGAATTTAATAATAGACCAGATGCCCATAAGAAAGGGAGTGAGGGGGTTTCTGAAGAACATTTGTATGATGTAGAGAAACAATTGTACAATATTGCGATAAATTACATGCCTCACCTTAAACAAGCATCTATGGAGGATCAAATTAAAAAATTAACTGAAGAAAACTGACATTTCGGGATAGCAACCCCGTAAAAAGTTCTGATTTAATAAATCAGGAGCTAAAAATGTCAAATTTACCAGTTGATAGAGATGTAAATTACATGCGTCAAATGTGGGGAACCACAAAATTAGTTACAGATTATCTAGAAACTCCAAAAAGAGTTATTCAGGAGATTGTTCATGATCTTGCGCCAAAACATGATCTAAAAAAACAAACTGATCTTCATGAAAAAATTCGTAATGATCAAGATTACGATGATTGGGAGTATGGAACCGAGCCAGTCTATGGTAAAAAGTGGTAAGAATGTCTTATACATATAATAAATACCCTTAGTTTGAGTAATGACCAGGATTTCTCGCAAATTTAAAGACATCAGTCTTTCTTTTGTAAGAAATCCTGTAACTAATGATATTCTTGCAATAACTGATGCTGATGCAATTAAAAAATGTGTTATTAATTTAGTTAGAACTAGAATAGGTGAAAGATTTTTTAATTCTTTGTTGGGGTCTAGAGTTGATGATTCTATGTTTGAATTGCAATCTCCAGAAACAGCTCACTCCGTTGAAATAAGTATAAAAAGTCTTCTAAAAAATTTTGAACCAAGAATATCGTTATCATCAGTGTTAGTTGCATACCCTGAAGACTCCAATGATTTAAATGTTCGAATTTCTTACACTATAATAGGATTATCTTTACCAACTCAAACGATAGATTTCATATTACAACCAACTAGAGTCTAATGTCATTTAATCAATTCACAAATTTAGACTTTAACGATCTAAGAACTCAGATCAAAGATTATCTGCGTGTAAATCAGAATTTCACAGATTTTGATTTTGAAGGATCTAACTTTTCGGTTTTAATAGATTTATTGGCTTACAATAGTTACATAACTGCTTATAATACTAATATGGCAGTTAACGAAATGTTTCTTGAAAGTGCTACTCTCAGAGAAAATGTAGTTTCACTTGCAAGAAATATTGGTTATTTGCCTAGATCTAAAAGATCTTCAAGAGCAAATGTTAGTTTTACTGTTGATATGAGTCAAACTGACGCTAAGACAGTAAAACTTCTAGCAGGACAGGTTGCTCTTGGTGCAGTAGTAAATGGTAATTATATTTTTTCAATACCAGAAGATATTATAACTCCAGTTAATACTGATGGAATTGCTATATTTGATAATTTGCCCATATACGAAGGTCAATATTTAACAAGCACATTTGTCGTAGATACATCTCAAACTAATCAAAGATTTATCTTACCTAATATTAACATTGATACTACTTCTATTCGAGTTAGTGTAACTAATGCTGTAACTGAAGTTTACGCATTATATGATACACTATTGGGTATTGGAAAAGATATTAGATTCTTTTTTGTCCAAGAAGTTGAAGATGCTAAATATGAAATTAGATTTGGAGATAATATCATTGGCAAAAAACCAACAAATGGCAGTACAATAGAAGTTAGTTATATTGTTACTAGTGGGCCTTCAGGTAATGGTGCTTCAAATTTCACATTTTCTGGTAGATTGAAGGATAATAATCTTTTTGACATTACTTCAGGTATTTCTTTACTTACAACTCAATCAAAATCTGAAAGTGGAGACGATATAGAATCTATAGATTCTATTAAATATTTTTCTCCAAAAGTATTTGCTTCTCAATATCGTGCAGTAACATCAAATGATTATAAAGCTCTTATTCCATATGTTTACCCAAATGTTGAGTCTGTAAATGCATATGGAGGCGATGAATTAGATCCACCAGAATATGGAAAAGTTTTTATATCTATAAAACCAAGAAACGGAACATTTTTATCTGAAATTACAAAACAAACAATTTTAAATACTATTAAAAAATATTCAATAGCTGGAATTAGACCAGAAATTATTGACCTATCATATCTTTATATTGAATTGGATACATCTGTATACTATAATGCAAATTTATCAAGTAATCCAGAAATCGTAAAAACAAAAGTAGTTGACACTTTGACTGAGTATGGCAATTCTAAAGATGTTAATAGTTTTGGTGGAAGATTTAAATATAGTAAAATTGTTGGATTGATAGATGATTGTAATAAATCAATTACATCTAATATTACAAAAGTAAAGATGCGAAGAGATTTAATTCCTGAATTAAATACATTTGCAACTTATGAAATATGTTTTGGAAATAGAATACATACTAGGGATGGTGGATATTCTGTAAAATCAACCGGATTCTTGATTAATGGAGTTTCTGATGTTATTTACATGTCAGATGCTCCATCAAAAGACAATAAAACTGGAATTATATTTTTCTTCAAATTAGAAAATAATTTGCCAGTCATTGTTAAAAATGATGCAGGAACTATTGATTATGTAAAAGGCGATATTAGATTGGATGTTGTAAATATCCTATCATCAAGATTGACCAATGGATTTGTAGAGGTTCAAGCAATCCCCGAATCAAATGATGTTATAGGTCTACAAGATTTATATTTGCAATTAGATGTTAAAAATTCTGTGGTAAATATTGTAGAAGATGTTGTTAGTTCTGGTGAAAACTCTTCTGCAACTCAATATGTAGCTACATCTAGTTATTTAAACGGAAAGTATACAAGATAAAATGTCAGAAATTAAAAGAGTAACAATTAGTTCACTTATAGAATCTCAAATTCCAGAATTTTTATCTGATGAATCTCCCCTTCTTGTAGATTTTCTTACTCAGTATTATAAATCGTTAGAATATCAATCTGGATCTATTGATATTATTTCTAATATTACTAAGTATAAAAACAGCAAAAAGTTTAATAATATAGATTTAATAGAAAAAACAACTTTAACTTCTAATATTTTAACTTTTGATCAAACTATAAATGTAACATCAACTAAAGGTTGGCCTGATACATATGGACTTTTAAAAATAAATGATGAAATTATCACATACACTTCAAAAACTAATACCTCATTTGAAGGTTGCATTAGAGGATTTAGTGGAATTGAAAATTTAAAAGCTTTAGATAATCCTGAATTTGCAATATTTTCATCTACTCAATCTTCAGAACATAGTTCTGGATCCTCTGTTAAAAATTTAAGTAATTTATTTTTAATAGAATTTTTTGAAAAATTTAAATATGAATTTTTGCCTGGATTTGAATCCAGAGATTTCTATAAAGATTTATCTATAGAAAATATATCATACAAAATTAAAGATTTATATTCATCCAAAGGAACTGATCAATCGTATAAACTTTTATTTAAAATTTTATATGGTTCTGATATTGAAATTATTAAACCACAAGAATTTACATTAACTCCATCATCGAACTCATACTTTATAACAAAAAATATTCTTGTAGAAAAAATTTCTGGTGGTAATCCAATAGACATTAAGGGTAATTTCTTATTTCAAGAAATTGCAGGTATCGGTACAGTAAGCGCTTCTATATTTAATGTTGAGTATAGACCAGTATCCGATAAAAACTTTTATGAAATTTCTTTAGATAGCACATCTTTCACAGGAAAGTTTCAAGCTTCTGGTAAGACAAGAATATTGGAAGATGTTGCAGTTAATTCTAATAATATTATAGTTGATTCTACTGTAGGATTTGCTAATTCTGGGTCACTTTTAGTAAAACCAAAAAATTCTGATTTCATTACAATTAATTACTCTGGAAAAACTATTAATCAATTTACTGGAGTTACTAATGTATCGAAACCTCTTGATTTTGGATTGGATTTAGTAGAATCAAAATTTGCATTTAGTTATGTTGGATTAGGAAATACATCTAAAGTTCAATTTAGAGTAGTTAATGTTATTGATAGTATTGATTTTTCTAAAACATCAAATCTAAGAGTTGGAGATACGATATCTCTATCAGGTTTTGGTAGAGATTTATTTAATAGATTTGAATTTAATAGTTGGATTTATAATATTCCTACAAATCATGATATTGATGTTATATCTCAAGTTGATGCAACCAAGTATAGAATTGAACTATTCGATAAAGTTTATTTTTATGTTGGAGAGCCAATTTTACTAATAAATTCCAATGAACAAAGTTTAGAAGTTAATATTATTTCTGTTGAGTATTCTCCTTCAGATATAGTCAAAAAATATAGCCAAAAAATTCTTGTACAAATAACAACTTCTCCATCTTTTGATATTTTAAGTTCTATTAGAGTAAGAAAAAAAATCTATAAAGCAAATCATTTTAGTAATTATTTTAATAATCTAAATTCGATACCAACATCAGTTCAAAATACATATATTGATTCAAATGAAGAATACTTTTATGTAACCTCCTCAGGATTACCAAATTATACTATTTTTTCTACTGATAATAAAAAATCTTTATCAACTAATGTTGGAATTTCTAATACTGATATTTTTAATGTTACTGATCATAATTATTTGAGTGGAGAAGTAGTCTATTATCAACCTCAACAAGTATCAGGAATACAAACAGGAATTTATTTTGTTACTAAAGTTGATAATAATAAATTAAAATTTTCTTACAGTAGATCTGATGTTTTTTCAAAAA